TACCGCAATTGTTTTTTCAGTATGAAAAAGAGCAAACCACAGTAGATAAGCACATGCCGATATAGACTTTCCAGATTGTCTGCAAGCCAAGATAATTGAGAAACGATTGTCGTTAAAATGACTAAACATTTCTTTTTGATACGGGTAAAGTTTGAAAGGAACAAGTCCAGAATCGAGTGATATAACTTTAACATATTTTTCAGCAAAATAAATCGGGTCATCCATACATTGTTTATATTCACGTAAAAGCTCCGGAGTCCATGCTTGTTGTACACCGTCTCTTTTTACATTAGGATTCCCGAGATACGTTTCGTTCTGGTGTGACATCAACTATATCATCTCCATTCTGTAGAAGACGTTGTATATCTGCAGTTGAACCAAGAAACACATTATTAGTCTGCTGACCAATCTGTGGTTGTTTTGATTCTTCTTCTGCCTTTTGCAACAAGTCTTTTTGTTTTTTATTCAAATCCATTAATTTATCATTAACGTCTGATGTATTCTTAATCAATCCAGCCAAAACTTCATACGCTCTTGGATGCTCACTTTCTCGTGCTACTTCAATCATAGATTCTAAGGCGTCTTTACCTTTCTCTACAAGTTCGTAGTATGTTTGGCGAGAATATTCGTAATCATTTTTTAAATTATCTGGATTATCACTCATTATATTTACCTATTATAAGGCTGCAATTCTTGTTTGGAAATCAGCAAAGTCAGCACTAGCCGCAACTTCTGCTTGTAAAGTTGCTAAACTAATATAAGTAGTACTTGCATTAGTTTGTGTTAAGTAAGTGGTACTTGCATTGTTTTGTGTTAAGTAAGTGCTACTAGCATTAGACTGTGTTAGATAGGTACTACTTGCACTAGTTAATGTCAAATATGTATTACTAGCAGCGATTGTCGATAGATATAAGTTTTCGACATTAGTTATTTGTCCGGCTAAATCAGTAAAATTACCATCAAGCTCTGCATGAGTTAATTCACTACCTTTAGTGCCGCGTAATGTAATAGTCATTTATTTCTCCTATGAAATAATAGTATTAAAACCAAAGTCGCTATCAGCACTTACTCCGATAGGTGTTGGCGTAGAAGATATTCTTTCTATTCGACCAGCTGAATCGTTGATTGACTCAAGATCAGTAAACAAATCAATTTGTGATTCGGTAATTACTGCGCTCTCAGCGTCAAGCGGACCGTAATATTGCAATTTCATTTCAAATGTCAACGTATATATTATTGTTCTACGATTTTGTAAAGATCCATCATAGTCATCAGTAAAATCTATACCTTGTATAATGATAGGAATATCTTCTACAAAATCAGAATATTTGTCAGGAAATGGTTTTACTGTTACTGTGTATTGTGGATTAAAAGTGGGTAAAATTTGTTCTACAACTTGCAATGCGTCATCATGTGTTTTTGCATATACGTGTAAGGTAAAATTAATATTATATGGCACAGGAGAATACATCTTTGTGCGTTTATTAATTTGACTGCCTGGTTGAGAAAAATTACTAAGCTTTGTTAGTTGCCGTGTAGTATCATATTGAATGCCACTAATTTCAAATGACGCGCGCGGTAATTTAATTGCAACATCTTCATCTGTAGTAAGATTTGGATTTTCTTTAAGTCGATCAATATAACGACTTTTAGGTGCATAAGCTAAAGGTAATTTCATTTGCGTAATCACTGCACCAGCCGAATTTTTGCGAAGGACATAAATGTTATTAAACAGTCTACCAAATATAGCAACTGCTTTACGAGTTTTTTCGTGGTAGAAATGTGAACCAAACATTAATTATTCTCCGCATCACCAAATGGATTATTTTCTGAGAAGTCTAAGAAATCATCAGATGTAGTAGTAAAATCTTCATTCTGCTCGTTATTAGATAGATTATTAATTTCAGCAACACTCTTCACAAATAATCCGCTTACACTATTATTAGTTGTATTTATTACTGCAGTATCTACTATAAAATTGTGGAATTTACCATCATCTGCACCCGAATGAATCAAATATAAATGTCTATTTGAATCGCCATTAGAATCTAATTGATAACGAGCAACCTCACCACGCATAGTGGTATTAGCCAAAGTTTGTGATATGTTATCGCCAATAGCATATGCGCTATCAATAATATTATTTCCACCAATGAAATTAATTTCTGGTGCAGAATCATATCCACAACCAGAGTCTATAATAGTTATGGCTCTAATAACATTATTTACAGAATCTAACTGTGCATTTATTTTCGCTGTTCTATAATCCCAATTCTCTTCAAAGACCGGAGTAGTATTTCTATAATAATCTTCTGCAGAGTCAGGCACCCAATTACTCCAAATATCCATAAAACGCTGGCTATCTGTTGGACTACTTGTAAAATTAAAATTATCAATCGTTCCATTAATACCTTTATATGAAGATACTGGATTAGAAGTTACACTATGCGGGAATATAGTACCTAATGGAGATGCATTATCAGAATCATGTCCTAAATTTATTGTAGCTCCTGAATCCCAGAAGTTACCTTGTCCTAAGTACATAGTATGACCTGCATTAAAATAATTACCACTAGGCGTATGTGCTGAATCAACTCCAAATCTCAATTGATTTTGTGATACTTCAATCTTAATAAAATGCCAATTATTTTGAGTAATAGCGTTAGAAGAATCCCACCATGTGCTTATAACGCCTAGCATAGATCCTGCGCTATCTGCTACCCAACTTAAGCCTAAGTGACCACCGCTATCAACGAAAATACGATAGTTTTGACCCCAAACAATAGTACTCGGAATAACTGAATCTAAGTTAATCCACATTGACATCATGTTATGACGAGAAGCAGCTTGATAATTACTATCGAGAGTACCTATTAGTACAGTGTCATCAGAGTCTAAATTTAAAGCACCACAACCAAACTTATATTCTTGACTATCAATCATAGCAAGTGTAAATCTGCTGCTATCGAATGCTGGTGGATCTACAACAACTGTTGGCTTAGTAGAGTAATAACGACCACTGTCTAATAGTGATATGCTTGTAAGTCTTGCCATTATGTAATACTCGCTGTAGCTACCGCTTTACGTGGTGATTTAAGTGTTAATTCATGAGTGTATGCGTATTTTCTTTCAACAGCATCGAGATCAGTAGTAAGAAGATCAAAGTCTTCACCACTATATTCGAACAGTTGACAACGCATCTTAAATACTGGTATATTTTCAATCTGATAAAAAGGCTGCTCATGCTCTACATGCATAATTTCAAATATTTTATTAGTTAAAGATAGGTATATAAGATCGCCTTCAGCCGGTCTTACACTTGTAATATCACTATCATGTCTTTTTACTTGATTAAGCCATCTACGACGAGACACTACAAACGTAGCTTCATCTCTGATCTCTACGCCAAATCGTGTAAATAAATCACCTTCACCGTCAAATCCTTCTACATTCTCAATATACATCTCGATCTTATGAGATGAATTAAATGATGATTCTGCATCAGCTCCAAATATAGTATCGTAATTTACTAAATCTCTGGGAATATAATACACATTTTGGCCATATATCTGAAGAGCCTCGATAACGAGATCCTCATACATATCCATTTCACTTCTGACTTTTTCAGAGAAATAAAAATTACGTCCCATATCAACCTACCATTAACGGAGGGCCAAAAGAAAAATCTTCGTGCAATCTTTCTTTTAGTCTTTCAATTTCTGCAGTAGCATCATCGTATAGTTGTCTTCCGTTAAATGTTACTCCTCCAGGCAATTGTACACCTTCAAATTTAATTAAGTTCATGCCCCATTGTTGTTTAATAAGTTGAGTAGCGTATTCTTTCAACCACCAATCATTCCACACTGTATTATTACTTGCTGTATCTACGGTGGTGTAGACGTCTAATATAATATATTCATCTAACCTTAAATCACCATCAGCAAAATCACCGTGAATCATTAATTTACTTCCGTGTCTTTGCCATTGGATTTGTGGTATACCATTTAATTTCATATCTAGCATAGAGAGATATTGTTGCATTTGCTCGTAATATGCTAAATCTCCTGCAAAGTTTTGCAAATCAGCAATATCATTTAACATCATTTGATATTTGATGTCAAAGAAATTTACTGAACTACCAAACGCAGATGATATTGGAAACATTTTATTTACAAATAAAACATTAGATGGTAATGTGATAAATTCGTCTGTAATATTCTGTGCGGTAATTTGATGTTTTAAGAACGTACGAACTGTGGCATCATAATGATACTCTTGCCAATATTGCAGAGCTTCATCAACACGATCTTCAATTTGAAAATCATCGACGTTAATCTCTAATACTGGATCCCCGAGTTTGCGCTTACAGTAATCTATAAGCGTTGTTCTAGAATTAGGTACAGCCATAAAATAGTCTCCGATTAAAATTATCTAAGACTATTTATATGTTTTTTGAATTAAACTTAACCACTAAATTGTGAGGTTGGAGGTGTAAAGTTCGCCGTGTATCTAGCAAGCCCTTTAGTAATCCTTATATCTTGCGCATAACCATTTAGATAACCATTTGTTCCGCCGCCATATTGCCAACGACCTATTCTAAGTGGTCTAGACCCTGCAGCACCTGAAAAATTGGTTGAATCAGTTATGGTACTACCTATTTGGTTGCCGTTTACAAATGCTTTCAAATCTGTACCATTCCTAGATACAGTAATATGATACCAAGTGTTTACAACAGGTGTCCAAGCAAAATTTCTTGGTATTGCAGTACTACCGTTATAATAGTAAAAAGTTAATTGATTACTACCATTGTAATACATGTTCCAGTCAGAATAATGAGCAGGTGTACCATCAATTCCAGTACCCATACCAATAAAATGTGGTCTGCCAGCAATACTATTCATGTACCACCAACCTTCTACTGTAAAATCAATGCCTGATTCAAATGAGTACTCAGCTTTTTTAACAAAATCTATATAATCTCCATTACCGTCAAAATACATAGCAGAAGAAGTAAGAAAGTTTCTTTGTGTATTACTTGCAGTTACATTACCGTTCTTAGTCATTACTTGACTTCCAGATGAAACATCCCAAATATTATTCTTATTTGTCATTGTAAGCAATTCAGTATTACTAATAGCAGTCAAAGGTACAGTTGGAGGTGTGAAGTCTGATGTATAAAGTGCAGTGCCTTTTACAATTCTTAAGTCTGCTAAATATCCTTTACCATAAGATGTCGTTGTTTGCCAACTTCTAAAAACTCGTAAGGAGCTAAATGGGTTATTAAATTCAGCAGCTCCGTCGATTGCATTATCTGGACCCTTTTTGCCATTAATATAAATGTTACCTACATTTCCGTTACGCACATACGCCACATGATTCCAAGCTTTATCATTACAAAATTCAGTCGTTGATATACGTGTAGTCCATGTATTATTGAAATTAGTATTAATATGTGGCCTCAACCACCCAGTAGATAGACCAAGATAAAATTCACAAACATTATTACTGGTATTTGTGGCATTTGTAAATCCTCCCCATAGAACACCATTTTGTGTAGGAGTTGTCGGATACCACCATACTTCTACTGTAAAATCGCCTGTTCCAAAATCTGCCGCAGTACTGGTAGTAACGTCCATATAATCACCGTTACCATCAAAGTGTACAGAACCACCATGATCTGCTTTTACATATAGATCCCTATAATCATATGGAATAAATCTTATAGTTGAGGGGGTGCCACCAGTTGAAATTGTGTGATCATTTGTAGATCCATCTGCAATATATGGAAGATGACATAAGAGAAGTTGTGTATTTGTAATTGCTGTTAGTGAAGATGTCGGTGGAGTAAATGCGGATGTGTAAACTGCAGTTCCTTTTACAAGTCTTACATCTCTTACATATCCTGTATAATAACTACCGTTATAATCACCAGTTCGACCGACAGAGAATGATCCAGATCCGTCATTAAATCCAGAGGTATGAGATTGAGTAATTACTGCTGTACCATCTACATATAAAATTACATTGCTTTGATCAAATACAAGAGCTAAGTGATACCATTGATTTACAGATCTGGTTGTAGATTCATTTACACTAATATTACCACCAGCAGAAGTTCTACAAAATATTCCAAAGTTTGCACCATTCAACACAAGATTTGCTGATGTTGTGGCACCAGATCCACTCGAAGCATGATCTCCAAGAATCCATTTATTTCCCGCAGCCACACTTGTTGGATATACCCAACATTCGTATGTCCAAGGATCTGATCCTAAAGTTTTATATGTGCCGTCTGCAATTGAAATATAATCATTACCATCAAAATATGTACTATAACCACCAGGATGATATGGAGATAATGCTGTTGACGTCACATTGCCATATTCAGTAATGCTAAGAGAATTAGTGGAAGCATCAGTCTGATTATCTGTACCTGCAGTATCTGCTTGTAGTAATAAAGTTGTATATTTAGAATTTTGAATAGAGAATCTAAGAGTAATTGCCGAAGTACCAGAACCAAAACTAATTCCATCTGATGCTTTAAATGTTAATGTTGAAGATGTAGTAGTCGCACTATCTTCACTTAATGGTGTAATCGTAAATACAGAACTATCTTGACTAATTGTGCCTAAACCGCCAAAACTACCATCAGAATCTACACTAAACGTTAATGCCGCATCTGGATAATCAGAGTCTGTTGCAGTTAAGGTGATAGTAGTTGTTGATCCATCTGTGTTTAATTCAATTTCACCCGTTGGACCTATAGTAAGATTCGGTGTGGCATTTACGAGTGCTACATTATACCAACCAGAACCATTTGAGATATAAAATCTACTCGTAGCAGACACATATGCTTGATCACCTGAAGTTAATCCTGTTGTAGGAAGATTATCGAGTGTGGCATATACATCTAGCCC